GGATTGTGTAATGCTGCTTAATCCATACAGATTCGGATCTCCTGTAGTTGGTCAGCCGTACCGTGATGCTGTGCTGCTGGACGCTCCGGCAGCATATTTCAGGCTGGCGGAAACCAGCGGGCCAGCGGCGAACTACGTCCTTCCGACAGAAACAGGAGCCGCAACATCCGTAACCCAGGGCGTTGCATCGCTAACACTCGACTCGGATGACAAAGCTGCTGGATTCCTGATTACGGGCTACATCACTGTTCCGACACTTAGATACCAGTATTCTTCTGGGTTTACTTATGAAGCCATAATAAGAATAAATTCTGGCGCTTTGTCTTCTGGGGCGGTGCTTGGGATAATGAGCAAGGGCAATGCTGGAGCGTATCTTCGCGTGAGTCAGTCAGGTTCTACCGGCCAGGGCCGGCTGCACTGGATAAGGTCACGCACACAAGACCTTGGCCAAAGCAGTGTTCTGCTTTCCGAGAATGTTAAATATCATGTCGCTGTTACGGTGGGTCCTTCTGGATTGCCTACATTCTATGTGAATGGTGCACCTGCTGGGACTGGAACATCAAGCACATCAATGGCAAGCACTGATGATGTGCTAAATATCGGGAGCGATTATTACAGCGGCTCAAGAGCAGAAGGATTCAGTGGAGTAATTGACGAGATAGCAATCTACGACAAAGCACTCACTTCAACGCGGATACTGGCACATGCGCATGCCGCCGGATTAGCCTGATAAATCACATAACTCAACCGCAACCCGCTTCGGCGGGTTTTTTCATGCCCGGAGGAGGGCCAATGCAAGACGACTACGGCGATGCCATCAACACGCAGACAGCGGCTGCAATCAATGCACGGCTGGATGAGGGGGACGCGCGGATGACCCGCATGGAGCGGGAGCTCGCGGCGAACACGGCCGCCACTGAACAGGTGCGCGCGAACACGGCCGATCTGGTGGAGGTCTTCCACGCCGCGCAGGGGGCTTTCCGCGTCCTGAACTGGATTGGCAAAGCGGCCAAACCGCTGGGCTATATCGCCGCGGCGTGCTCTGCGTGTCTCGGTTTCTGGGCTGCGCTGAAAGGGCACCTGAAATGAGCAACAAGGCCAAACTGATCGCCGCCATCGGCGCCGCCGTGGCTGCCCTGGCCGTGCCCCTGGTCGCCAAGTACGAGGGCACGGTGCAGGCTACCTACCACGACCCTGTGGGCATCATCACCGCGTGCACGGGCCACACAGGTCCGGATCTGCAGATGGGCCAGGTGTTCACGCGCGAGCAGTGCGAGGACATGCTCTACAAGGATCTGCTCAAGCACACGGCCGCGCTGGAGTGCGTCAGGTCACCGATGACCGACGGGCAGAAGGCCGCATTCCTGAGCTTTGCGTTCAACGTTGGCAACGGCGCGTTTTGCTCCAGCACACTGGCGCGCAAGGCCAATGCTGGCGACATGCCGGGCGCGTGCGCGGAGCTGAGCCGCTGGACCTATGCCGGCGGCAAGCAACTGCCGGGCCTGGTCAATCGGCGTGCGGCTGAGCGGCGACTGTGTGAAAGGGGCCTGTCGTGATCGGCGCGCTCAGGGCCTATGCCTGGCAAGCGCTGGCCCTGGCACTCGCTGCTCTGCTGGCTTGGCAGGCCGTGGCCCGCCTGGGCGCTGAGCGCGATGCGGCCCAGGCCCGCGCCGACCTGGCCGGCGAGCGCGAGGCGTCGGCCACAGCCGCGCGCCAGGCATCCGAGCGATATCGAAATCTGGAGGACAAGCACCGTGATGACATCCGCACCATCGACACCCAGGCTCGGCAGGAGCTGGCGCGCTCTGCAGCCGATGCTGACGCTGCCCGCGCTGCTGCTGGCCGGCTGCGCGGCGACCTCGCCAGCTACATCACCGCCCACCGTGCAGCCGCCCAGGCTCGCGCCGCTGCCGGACAGTGCGCGCCAGACACCGCAGCCCTTGATCTGCTCGCCGAGCTGCAGCGCCGCGCTGACGAGCGAGCGGGAGAGTTGGCGCGCATTGCTGACGACGCCCGAGGCCGTGGGAGCGCCTGCGAGCGGGCCTACGATGCCGGCAGCGCGATGATGGAGGCGGCGCGGTAGATGCGACTGCTGGCCGCGCTGGTGGCGTGCGCGCGGTCGGTGAGATGACCGTCAGGCGGCCTGATCGTCCTCTGGGGTTGGCGCTGCGTCGATCTGCTCGCGCACCCAGGATGCGCCGCCCAGGAGAGCAAGCTTGGCACGCTGCGCATCCGTGAGCAGCAGCTTGTATGCTTTGGCCCCATCGTTGGAGATGGGCTTGCGGCCCTGACCACGGCCGGCGCCACCGCGTGGTGTTGTGGTGTCGTTCATGGTGTGGATTATTTGATTTCATGGCCTATAAATCAACCATGCTGCGCGCTCGGGTATGGGGTTGCTTATTTGATTAGATGGCCCATAATTCAACCCATGGACAGCAAGCAAGCTGACCACCGCGCCAGGAGGAGCTTGGCACCCAGTCACGGCAGACACGCGAAAGCGATGCAGTCCGGGCATGAAGGAAAAATCATGGAACGCTCTACCGCATTTGACTTTGCAGGCTCCATCGAAAGCGCTGCACAGATCGTCACCGAAGGCACCGCCTTCTTCAGCTCCGAGTATCTCGCCGGCCAATACGCTTTTGACGCAGCCGAGTTGGATGGAACTTTCACTGTCGAAGATGTTCTGGCTGCGCACTTGGACTTCCTGGCGCAGGCGGGAGCTGAGTTCAAAAAATCCGAGGCGTTGAAGATCGCCATGGAATTCGCCGGCGAGGCAGAATAATCTTTCGCCAAGGCCCGCAAGGGCCTTTCGCTTTGGAGTCCCTATGGCAGAGAAATTTGCAATCTATTTCGGCGAGCCACTGGCCACGGCCACAGCCGGCTACGAGGACCAGCGCAGCGCGCGGGTCAATCTGATCGCCCATGAGTGGCTGCACATCATCTCGGACAACGTCCCGAACCTGTCGGTGCCTGAGTGGCAGGCCGTCATGGCCGCCACCACCAGCACGGCGCTGGGGGATGATGCCGCGCTCAAGCTGCTGTGGGCCACGGTGGCGGATGCTGGGCCAGAGTGCCGGCCGCACGGTGTCGATTGCGATGCGCTTGCGGCCAAGCTGCGTGGTCTGACTGTGTCGCAACGCTATGCACTGCGAGAAACGCTGGAGCGCGCCTGGCATGCCTGCGATGCGGGCGACGATGTGTCCTCTGCGCTGCGCTCGGCGGGCGCCTTGAGGTCCTGACATGCCTGCTCCCGTAGCTTTGCAGGGGTGCAGGTTTGGCAAACTGTTGGTGTTGGAGCGGGCTAAGGACTTGGTCAGCAACACGGGCAATAGCCGCTACCCAACATGGTTGTGCCAGTGTGACTGCGGGCGGCAGGAGGTCATCAAGCAGATCCGCCTGCCCCACGTCGCCAGCAATGCCGCGCGCAAGGATGCGGCCTACGAGTGCTCGCATTGCGCCAGCCAGCGCACGTGCAAGGTCTGTGGCAAGGTCTTTGAGAGTCGGCTTTACCGTGCCACTTGTTCCGACGAGTGCCGTCTGGCGCAAGCGCGCGCCAATGACTTGGAGCATTACTATCGCCGCATGCAGGCCAACCCGGATCACAACAAGCAGATCCGGGCCCGGCTCAAGGAGAGGGCGGCAGTGGACCCTGAGTTTGCGGAGCGATTGCGCAAGCGTTGGAGCGAGCAGGACCGGCGCAAGCATGAGCGCATCATGGCCGATGAGCAGCGAAAAAATAGTGTGCGAGCGAAGGCTCGTGAGCGGTATTACCGTGACCATCAGGCCAACCGCGAGCGCATCAATGTCCGACTGCGTGATCGGATTTTGGCGATGACCGGCGCGGAATATGAGCAATGGCTGGAGCGGCAACGGGCTATCTACAGGCGCTATGCGCGTCGCAACCGATCCACCCCGGAGGGGCGGGAGAAGTACCGCGAGTACATGCGTATGTTTCGGGCGCAGCAGGCGCTGCGCAAGCTGGCCGGCCTGGGCCAACAGTTGATCGACAGGAGCGACAAGAATGAGTGACGTTGCAATCATTGCGCCGCCGGCAATGCCATCCACTTTCGAACTGGGTGCCATGAGCACGCAGCAACTGCGAGAGCAGCTCGCCCAATCGCTCACCATGACGGCCCGGCATTTGTCCTACCTCGCCAGCATTTGGGGCGAGTTGGAGCGCCGCGGCGAAGACCTCAGTGATCTGCGTGTTGGCCTGGCTGCGTATTTGCCGCAGATTGCCGCCGGCCGGCTGGACGCCGAGGCCGTCATCCGCTTCGCGGGCCAGGCGACCGTGCTGAAAAGCGTGGCCATGCTGCCTCTGCAGGAGCAGCGTGCCATCGCCCAGGGGAAGCCCGTGCGCGTGCTCACGGTCAACGCCCGGGGCGACTACGAAGATGCCGAACTGCCAGCGTACACGCTCACCGCGGCGCAGGCTCGCATGGTTTTTGGCGGCGACAGGCTGCGCACGCCCCGCGAGCAACAGGCCATGCTCGAATCGGCGCGGTTGAGTAAAGCCCGGCGGGTTGTGCCTGGCCCTCAGAACAGAGTGCGCTACGACCAGTCGGCGGATGTATTGCGTATAGGCCGCAGCAGTGCGACCGTGGGAGAGGTCATGGCGGCCCTCATGGGGACTGGTGGTGGCGAAGATCAGCGCGATGCGGTCCAGCCGCAAGAAATCACATCTGGAGTGCTCACCAAGCTGACAGAGGCCGAGCATCGCATGCTCAAGGTGCGCGCCTCCGAGGCCGGTGTTAGCGTCCAGGACCTCATGCGCTCCATCATAAAAACGTACCTCAAGGTGTGACCATGGCCGAAGACAACGGAATGCGTCCGGTGCATCCTGGCGAGGTGCTACTGCAGGACTATCTGCAGCCCCTGCAGATGACTGCCCTGCAATTCGCCGATCGCCTACGTGTACCCGCGAGCCGCGTGGAGGCGGTGCTATGTGGGGATGCTGACATCGATGCGCCCCTGGCCCTGCGCATCGTACGCGTGTTTGGGGGCGATGCCAGATCATGGCTCAATCTCCAGGCGACATATGGGGTGCGACTGGCCGAAGAGGATGCTGCACTGCAGGCCGAGTTGGCAAGTATCGAAGCCATCGGCCGTTGATCAGAATGGGGCTGGCGAGCGAATCACTTTAACGGGCCCGAAGCCGCGGTTGACGACATTGCCGTCCGGGTCCAGGACTATGGACCACCACGGGGCCGTGTGCACAACACGGTAGCACTCGGGGGCCAGCGGGAGGATCTCTTGCCCGCATACCGCAGACCAGCCCGAAGGCCAAACCACTGTGGGGTGCAGGCAGTTCAGCGGGTCGTCATCGTCATACATGACGCGCCTCCAGGATCTGGACTGGCCCAAGGCCGCTGTGCACGACATGGCCGCCCGGGCCTCGCACCACGAACCAGTCCGTCGCCTGCTGCTCGACCCGGTATTCCTCGGGCCTGCCAGGCAGCAATTCCTCTTCGGGCTGGCCGAACCAGGGGTGCATGCGCAAAATGGTTGGATAGATCAGCGGCGGGTGCATGACTGGCTCCTCAACGTGTAGGGGGCAACTCGCGTCCGTGTTCTGCGTACCACTGCTCAGAGATGCTCGGGGTCTCCGCCCGATGCGGCAGGGTCGCCGGCAGCTTCGGTGAAAAGCGCGCGGCATCGAATTTCGTCAATGGTGGAGCATCCAGTGATGCCAGGGGGCGGATGAGCCACATCTGCTCATATTCGGCGATTCCCTCCTCGATGCGGGCGCAGACATGCCCGCGCCAGAGCATTGCATCGCCGAGAACATCGAGCAGCACGGGCTCGAACATACGTGGGCCTGGTATGTCCTGGCTGCTCCATCTGACCCACAGGGACGCGATGCGCATGTTGCGCCGACTGTTGTTGCTCTTGCCGTCGTCGTAGAGGATGCGCAGGTCACCACGGACCGGCGCCGGCCAGTCCTTTGGCGCCAAGCGGAGGCCAGCGCGACGGAGTTCGATGAGTTCGCAAAACACTGTGCAAATATACAGTCTTTTTTGAGCCCATAGAAGTTAGCATGTACTCCTGACAAATCCGGATGGTCATCAGGAGGTCATCATCTGCAACCGCTACAACACACCACGCGAGGACGAAATTGAACGGATGTGGCACGTCGGCCGGCACAACCCTGGGCGCTGGTGGGACGAAGATGTTTTCCCGCGCGGCACAGGCGCCTTCGTGCGCCGGGCTCAGGACGACACGGGTTACAGCCGGGAGCTTGTCGCCGGCACCTGGGGCTTGATCCCCTGGTTCGCCAAGGAGCCCAAGCTCAAGTACCCGACGAACAACGCACGCAGCGAGGAGCTGAGCCAGAAGGCCAGCTATAAGCACCCGTGGGCCCGGGGCCAGCGCTGCATCATCCCTGCGACGACGTTCGATGAACCGAACTGGGAGAGTGGCAAAAACGTGTGGTGGAGGTTCGCCCGCGCTGATGGTGACCCGTGGGGCCTTGCGGGCTTGTGGAATGTGTGGACCGACCCAGCGACGGGAGAGGTGCACGAGAGCTACACGATGCTCACGATCAACGCTGATGCGCACCCGCTCATGTCGAGAATGCACAAGCCGGACCCCAAGCTGCCGGCAGACAGGCAAGACAAGCGCAGCGTGATCGCCATCGAACTCGGCGATGTCGATCAGTGGCTGGCCGGCACCTTGGCCGAGGCCTCGCAGCTGCTCCGCGTGGCGCCAGTCGAAGTCTTCCAGGCCGGCCCGGTAGCCTGACCCCCAAACGCAAAAAAGCCCCCTCGGCAGCCATCACGGCGCCGAGGGGGCTTTTGTCGTTTCAGCGGGTGAAGTGTGCGGGGATTTTTGCCATCATGGCTGCGAGCCATGGGTTCTGTGCGGGCTGCGCGCTGCGGCCTACAGAGGGGAGAAACACATCGCACGATGCGAGCACGCCGCTTTTAATCCGTTGGTCGCGAGTTCGAATCTCGCAGGACCCACCAAATAAACACCAATGAAATCAAGCCCTTACGCCAAAAGCGTAGGGGCTTTTTTCTTGTCTTCGGTGGTCTGCTCTGACCAAAACATGGCCGCGTTTGCGTACTGGGCCAGATGCTCCGGCGCCAGGTGCGTGTATTTCTTCACCATCTCCAGCTTCTTCCAGCCCCCCCAGCTCCTTCAGCACGAACAGGGGCGTGCCGGATAGGACTGACCTGCCCGCTCACAGCCGAGCCAGTTGAATGGCAGTGAGTTCCGCCAACTTGGAGAATGATGGGCATGAGGAAGAGTCGATTTACCGAACAACAGATCATTGGGGTCTTGAAACAGGCCGAGTATGGTCCGCCACGGACGCGGCCCTGGTGGATGGCGGCGTGCTGAAGGTGTTCGGCAGCGGCGCCCTGGACAGCGTCGCCAACCGCGATTTCGCGCGGCCATTCATCGCCAAGCTGCGGAAGCATGGGCAGTCCCAGGATAGGCGGGGCTTGTCTACCGGACCAGGGGCAGTCCAGTCCACGAATCAGGTGTTCGTGGAAAAGGGGGCCGTGGACGATGTGAAGGAGGCCCGCGAGGAGGTGAATCAGCCTGACCGCGTTGTGATCCACAAGCCCGGAAAGAAGTTCGAGGTGCACCGCGACAGCGAAATGGCCGCCGGACAGGTGCAGATGATGACGATGGACGTGCAGGGCATCCAGAAGTCTGCCGGCATCAACGAGGAGAGCCTGGGCTGCGGGTCGAATGCCACCAGCGGCAAGGCCATCGAGGCGCGCCAGCTGCAGGGGTCGGTTGTGACTACCGAGCCTTTCGACAACCATCGGCTGGGCGTGCAGGTCCAGGGCGAGAAGCAACTCAGCCTGTCAGAGCAGTGGTACACGGACAAGAAGGTGATTCGCCTTTCCGGCCATAAGAGGCGGCTGGATTGGGTGACGATCAACCAGCCCGAGGTCCAGCCAGACGGGAGCGTGCGCTGCCTGAACGACATCACGGCCAGCATGGCCGACTTCGTGGTGGCGGAGCAGGACTATTCGGGCACGCTGCGCCAGATCATGTTCGAAAGCCTGAAGCAGCTGGCGGGCCGGCTGCCGCCCGAGGTGGCCATCCGCATCATGGCGCTGGCCGTGGAGTATTCGGACCTGCCGAACAACGACCTGGTGGCCGACGAACTGCGCAAGCTGACCGGCGAGCGCGACCCCAACAAGCCCCTCACGCCCGAGGAGCAGCAGCAGGTGCAGCAGCAGATGCAGGCCCAGGCCGAGGCCCTGCAGATGCAGCAGGAGAGCGCGCGCCAGGCGCTGGCCGAGCAGCAGGCCAAG